GTCTTAAACATTCAGTCTATGTAAACCATGCCTTACGGCATATTAATCTTTTTATGCAAGGTAAGAGTGATGAAGATCACATTGGTCACGCTCTAGCTAACCTAATGATGTTGGTGTGGAACGACAAACACCTACCAGAATTTAATGACTTAGGAATGGACAATTGGGAAGATGTAGTAGAAGGGTTTAATTATGCGGTTAATGCACCACCGACTAAACGACCCGTTGGTCGTCCTAGAAAGAGTGTGCAATCTATAGCAAATATGGAGGCTAACAGACATGAGTGAATTAGTACCGATAGGTGGTCTTTGGAAAAACAAAGATAAAAATGGTAATGATTATTTTAGTGGTAACTTCACCTATAAGACTAAGTTATTGGTTATGACTAACACCTTTAAGGATAAAGAAAATGATCCTGACTACATGGTTTACATTACCAAAAAGGATGATCCACCAGCAACAGAGTAGTTGTCCCTATAAATTGGAGCCGTCATGTGGAGTCTTATCGGAAACGCACTTGGGTTGGTTAGAGAAACAATCACAAGAAGATTTAAAACAAAACACGAACGTACTTGGAAAGAGAATGAAGTGGATATCAAGGAAGCATTGGCAAATCGTGATGTCCATAGTATTGCTGGTATCTTTAAACGCTTGCGCAGGAAAGGTAGTTCTTCTGAAAGACGGTGAGATGCGCTTGCTAGATGACGGTAGCTATGCTGTATCTGCTATCTGGATGGAAGAACGCTTGCAATTTGAGAACGATCTGGTAAAAAGATTATCAGAGTGTAATACTAATAACTGATTGGAGGACAGCATGGTTGAGTTAATTATAGGATTTGTAGATCAGAGATTTCAAGGTCAGAAGACATATATCCTGATGGGTTTAGGTATGGCTATGATGGGATGTCAAATGTTTGGGTTTCATAGTTTTTCTGAATCCGCATGGGGCATGTTAGGTATAGGTGGTGCTGCAACTTGGAAGATGGGTATGGACAGACCTAAAAAATGAATGAAATAATCATAACGATTATGCTGGTTGTGCCATCGCCTGATAAGATGGTCGATTGGTCTGTAAATGAAGTACCTACACAGATACAAATCAAGCATGAGTCTGGGCTAGAGGTTAGTTACCATTCAAACCCAGTACCATGTTCCTTTAAACCAAGGTCTAGTTCTGAGATGGTATTTAAATCAGATGACAACTATTGCTATTCAATCTATGATATACATAGTCCGCAGTTCATTAGGCATAGGTCGTTTTGGTATAGGATTAGTCTTCCTAAACCACCACATGATAAGGTAACTCCAGATGGAAGAAGATAATAAGTTGCAAAGGTTTGTTAAGGGTGGCGTAGCAGGGCCAGGAAGGCCCAAGAATGTCATTAATAAGAACCGTATGGTAGGAGAAGTCCTAAACAAGCTTAACTTTGAACCTTTAAAGGAGGCTGTTTCTATATTTAGAGACATAGATACCCCTATAAAGGTAAAAACAGACATAGTATTAAAGATAATGCGACTTGTTTATCCAGAAGTTCAGCAGATCCAATTTGAAAGTCACAGTGTAGAGAACTCTATGAACCCAATTGCTGAAGCCATGTTACAAATTCAAGATAAAAAATCAGGCTTCGACTATAACGCAAGGATAACTAGTGACAAGAAAGACGGACAAGACCCAAACAAATCTAGTACAACTAATTAAGAGCCGTACTTGGCGATTAAACAATTTGTATCATATAAGACCCAAAGAAGGGAGTGCGTTAGTACCATTTAGACTCAACTGGTCACAACGTGAGCTATATAATAATATTTGGAATAGAGTGGTAGTACTTAAAGCACGGCAATTAGGGGTTACAACCTTTTTTGCCGTTCTCTTTTTAGACGATTGTTTGTTTAACTCTAATAGAGAAGCAGGAATTATAGCTGATACAAGAGAAAACGCTGAAGAAATCTTCCGTACCAAGGTTAAAGATGTCTGGGACAACGTAGCTAAAGACATTCCTGCCCTAAGAGAACTGATACACAAAACAATCAAGCTAGATAGCGAACAAGGTAAGCGTTTGATCTTTAGTAATGGCTCTGCCTTTCGTGTTTCAACTTCAATGAGGTCTGGAACGCTCTCTCAATTATTGATTACAGAGTATGGCAAGATATGTGCCAAAGAACCAGAGAAAGCAAGAGAGGTAAGAACAGGTAGTATAGAAACTCTTCCCAGAGATGCGCTACTTGCAATAGAATCTACCGCTATGGGGAATGAGGGTGACTTCTTTACTAAGTGTCGTGATGCTGAACTTGCAGGTATATCACAAAAAGAACTTACTACAATGGATTATAGGTTTTTCTTTTTTCCTTGGTATAAAGAGAACGCATACAAGCTCGACACAACCGCCCAACTTACGCCTGATGTTGAATCGTACTTTAAGAGACAAGAAGAGGACTTAGGGTGTACGTTTACAAAGGCACAGAAGTCATGGTATGCTAAGAAAGTAGCAGAGCTAGGCGATGATGTAAAACGTGAGTACCCAACAACTGCAAAAGAAGCATTTGAACAGAGTATTGAAGGGGCTTACTTATCACGTCACCTACAGATAGCTTATAAAGACCAAAGAGTAACGACAGTACCTTATATTAGAAGTCTAGCCGTCCACACATGTTGGGATTTAGGTATCAACGACACAACTTGTATTTGGTTTTTCCAAGTACACCGTGATACGATTAGATTTATAGATTACTATGAAAACTCAGATGAAGGTCTGACACATTATATTAATTTATTAAAAACAAAAGACTTTAGTTACGGTAAACATCTAGCACCACATGATATTGAGGTAAGAGATTTTACTATAGGCAAAACTAGGAAAGAGTTTGCAAGAGAGCAAGGGCTGATATTTGAAACTGTACCAAGACCTGCTGACGTTATGGATAAGATTGAGAGCGTTAGAAACTTATTCCCACAGTTCTACTTTGATGAGAATAAGTGCAGTAGAGGCTTGACTTGCTTAAAAAATTACCGTAAAGAATGGGACGATAAGAACGGTTGTTATAAGAATAGACCGTTGCATAATTGGGCTTCTCATGGATTTGATTCTTTGTCAACCTGTACGCTAGGATTTGAAGCAGGATATTTGACAGTTAAGGAAATGCAATCAAGTGCGGTAGCAGAATACGATGTTTTTTAATTAGGAGATAAATATGGGCGGTAAAGGATCAATGCCTTCAATGCCAGCACCTATGATGATGCCAGCACCAAAGGAAGCAGAATACTTGCCTCCTAAAACTGAGCTACCAGAGCCTGCTGCAATTACACAAGCAAAATTAGATGATGAAAAGAGAAGGAAGATGGCACGTTTAGCCTCTACCGATACTAGAGAAAACACCATTATCAATGAAGGTGGGGCTTTAGGGTTAGGAGCTACGACAGATGAAGAGGTAGATAAGCCAAGTTTGTTCTATAAGAAGAAGGTTGTTGGTAATAAATCGGAAAAAGGACTCTTATCGTCTTGAAAAAAACAACCCAAAGCACGGTTAGATTGGCGTTCCCTGATGATGCTGGTGAAATAGTACACCTAACGGAAGCAATCAATAGTGAAAGTGACTACGGGCTTGTTTATAACGAAGAAAATGCTTTCAAATATATATACAACCACATCTACTACGATGGTTATGACATTGCGGTTGCTGAGAAGGACGATGAGATAATAGGGTATGTGGTGCTGGCTAAAAGTTTAGAGTACCACGACAACCCGTTTTGTTACATAGGAAAGTTTTTTGTATTTGTATCTGGGAGAAGAACGGATGCTAGTAGAAAATTAGTAACCTACGCATTAAAGTGGGCTAAAGAACAAAAATGTTCCCACATATTCGCTACAGCTACGGCAGGACTTAAAGAAAAAGAACAACAATTGTTTATTAATCTAATGAAGAAGTCTGGGTTGGTGGAACATGGCCCTGTTTTATCACTTAAGATGGAGTAACGACTATGAGTAAATTTTCTGGATGGTTTGGTGGGGGTCGTTCCGCACCACAACCTGATTACGCAGCGATACAAAGACAACAAGAGGCAGAACGTAAGCGTTTACAAGGTATAAGAGATGAAGAGTTTCGTGTAGATGGCATTAAAGATTATGTAGATTATATGTATGACAACCCAGAGAATGTTAAAAGAAGATCCGCAACGGGTTCTTTCTATGGGGCTGTTAGTGAGGGTAAAGTACCCAATGAATTACTTTCTGGTTATGCAAGTAACAAAGACATCACATTAAAAGATGTTAAGGCTAACACAGGAAAATATTTTACCAATAGAGATCCTGTACCAACCCTACAAAAAGGTCGTATTAAGCTAGGCAAAAGAGCCATAAAAAGACCAGAAGGAGTTTTAGGTGGGGATGGAGATGACGCAGATAAAAAAACGCTACTAGGAGCATAACATGGCTTATAGGTATTCAGTCCAAGATATTCTTAGACAATATGAAGTTCTAAAAGAAGACCGTATGCTATGGGAGCCTTTCTTTAGAGATGTAAGAGATTTTATAAGACCAAGAAAACAAGGCGTAGATAGCTCTACGATTATTGGGGCTGAACGCCATACCAACAAATTATTTGATTCCTCTGCACCAGAAGCAAGCCGTCTTATGGCTATGTCTATGCAAAACGCTCTTGTCCCACAATCTGTAGTTTGGTTTGGTTTGGGAATCCCATCAGGACATGCACTAGCCCCATTAAACAAAGACCCAGAAGTTAAGCGTTGGTTCCATGATGTAACCCAAAAGATGTTTTTTGGTATGCACGAAAGTAATT